CCTGTAACAGTTACGCCAGATAAAGTTACATATCTTCCAACTTCTAGACCATGAGAGCCTTTATTAACTTGTAAAACATTTGAGCCATTAACAGTTGTTAATGTGCATCCTGTAATAGCTGTATCTAATGGTGTAATGTCAAAAAACTGTTCTCCGTAATATAAAAATAAACCTTGTGAAGTTCCAATAGCTGCATATCTTTCACCAGCTAAAGATGTCCAGGTGTGTTGAGCACGTGCTGCTCCAGGTAAAGTTTCACCTGCAATAGATAATTGATTCCAACCACCTATTTTTTCAGGTAATCCATATCTAAATCTAACAAAATCACCATCTACCCATTGAGATTCAGCTCCTGAATCTGTGACCATCTTGTTAAAACCAGGCTTGAAATTTAATTTTTGTAGCATATAGTGCTTTATATATTAGTTTTACAGAGAATGAAAGTCGCAAAATGATTAGTTTATTTAATAAAAATAACCCATTAGCAGAAGAAAAAAATTCTTTATTTATTACTTATCCAAGAACAGTAAATATTATATTTGGACATTATCCTTACCCTGATCTTATTCATAATTTTATGATGGATGTAAAAAATAATTTAAATCCAAAAATGGAAAATTATACAAACGTAAAAGGTGGAATGACGGATTGGAATTATTTTGTAAATAAATCTAATTTTATTAATTTTATGACTTTTCTTATTAATAAACATCAAACAACTCATGCTGACATATTTGAACATTTTTTAGAAAAAAATACTATTGAAAATGCTTGGGGCAATGAAATAAAAAAAGGAGATAGTTTAGATTATCATATTCACCCTTCTCTTCATGGAATCTTATATTTAACAAAAGGATGTGATTTAATACTTCCTGAATTAAATTTAAAAATAAATCCTGAACCAGGAGATTATTATATATTTCCACCTCACATACTACATGGATTTGATACATCTCAAGAAGAAAAAAACAGATATAGTTTAATATTCAATATTTCTCCACATAAACATTTTGACTATAAAAAAAAATTAAATGAAAGATAAAACAGTTAATATAGATAATTTTATAGGAATTTATGATAATTACATTCTTTCAGAGGAATGTGATAAAGCCATTAAATTATTTGAAGATCAAAATAAATTTAATAATACTATTAATAGAATAGGTTTTGAAAAAGCATCTGTTTTACAAAAACAAGATCAACAATACTTTGCAGCACCAAATAATATGAATGTATGGTGGGAAGAGTTAAAAACAATGATGTTAAATTTTGATTTAGCTTGGAATCATTATGTTAAAAATGTAGGAGCTGATGATGCTTATGGAGTTCCTTTTTATTTTACTTCTTTAAAAATTCAAAAAACCTTACCTACGGAAGGTTATCACGTTTGGCATATTGAACATGGTAAAGGATTTGATAATGAACCTAGAGCTTTTGTTTTTAGTATATACTTAAATGATGTTGAAGAGGGTGGAGAAACAGAATTTTTACATTTTTCAAAAAGAGTAAAACCAAAAAAAGGAAGAATAGTTATTTGGCCCGCTGGATTTCCATATCTACATAGAGGTAATCCTCCTTTATCTGGAGAAAAATATATTTTAACTTCTTGGATGATGTTAAGGTAAAATGGATCATACTGAATATATTGTTGAAATAAAAAAAGTCATAAAACCTGAATTAATAAAAAAAATAATTCCTTTCATAGATAATAGAGCTAATAAAAATTTAACAGTCGAAGAGGGTGTAAACACTAATATAAGAAACGTTAAAGGACACACTTTAAAATCTAATAATAAAACTGATATTTTTTATTTTAATTTAATAAAATTAGAAATTGAAAGACTTTACATGTTTTACAAAGTCAAATTTCCATTTGTAGATAGTAAAAAAATAAATCAAATAGATATACTTAAGTATCCACCTGGAGGAAAATACAATGTTCATACAGATGATTCGTGGAAATGGCCAAGACAAATTAGCGTTATTATTAACCTTAATAATGATTATGAAGGAGGTGATTTAGTTTTCACAGATCAACAGAAAAAAGAAATAAAAAGATTAAAATTAAATAAAGGATCTATCGTATTTTTTCCAAGTAATTTTATGTATCCACATGGTATATCACCAATTAAAAAAGGGACACGCTATAGTATAGTAGCGTGGCTTCATTAAATTACGTTTTTATAATATAAATTAATGTTAAATAAGGTTGTAAAACTGAAGTTGCATCACCAGAAAAGTTTGCACTCATGTTGTGAGAGTGACCTTGTCCAGATCCTGTGCTTGATAAATTACTATTAGCTATTCCTGATTGAGCAGATCCTAAAGCGTTATTACCACCTCCAGGTGTACCACCTCCAGATCCTAATCCATGAGAGTGAGAAGCAAGTTGAGCCGTAGATAATGTTGCATTGGCTGTAGAACCACCAACATTTCCAGTTGCGGTTACAGTGTTTGCGCCTCCAGTTGATCCTAAAGCTTTAGTACCAGATTTTGAAATACAACATTTATCTTGTAAATCTGGTAAACCAAAAGTACTTGAACCATCGCCTGAACCGTAAGTAGTTCCTATTTCTGCAAATAAAGTTGCGTAAGTTGATCTTGAAACATTTGCACCATTACACTCTAAGAAACCTGTTGGAATAGAAGCAGCAGTCCAAGGCACTATAGTTGCAGTAGGAATTAATTCAATGCCTGTAAGATTTGCGGCGTTGAAATCGTATTTAGTTGCTTCGTAATTAGACACAGTTCATTTCTCCCTAAGTTTTTATAATATAAATTATTGTTAAATAAGGTTGTACAACAGACGTTGAATCACCTGTAAAAGTAGCACTCATGTTGTGAGAGTGACCTCCACCTGAACCAGTGCTATTGCTAGAAGGAGATCTTTGTTGTTGACTAAATCTTTGCCAATATTGAGTAGACATGGAATCTGCCAGACCAAGTTGAAATCCACCATGAGAGTGAGAAGCAAGTTGCGCTGTTGATAAAGTTGCATTAGCTGTTGATCCACCAACATTTCCAGAGTTTGCAGTTGCGTTTGCACCTCCAGTTGATGCTAAAGCTTTAGTACCAGATTTTCCAAGTGCTACGTTGTCTTGTAAATTTGGTAAACCAAAAGTACTTGATCCATCTCCCGCACCGTAAGTAGTTCCTATTTCTGCAAATAAAGTTGCGTAAGTTGATCTTGAAACATTCGCACCATTACATTCTAAGTAACCTGTTGGCACTGAAGAAGAAGACCACGGTATAATAGTTGCCGTTGGAATTCCTACAAGTCCGGTGATATTACCACCGTCGTAATCATATCTTGTAGCTTCATAATTTGCCATTTATTCTCCTATGAGGAATAAGACGTAGGTCTTGCACCTAATCTAGTAATTTTTTCAGATTCAGTTTCACTCTCAGCATTATCTTCATCCCAATTAGATTGTAATTCAGATAAATGAGCTGCGTCCCATTTATCAATAAATTGAGTTTTAAAATCTCCTAAGTTAGCTGCCGTCCATGAAGTGTGAGCTGTATTATCTCTATATTCTACACTATCACTATAATCTTCATTACCTGAAACATATTGAATTGCCCAAATATTTGACCATTTAGAATCGTTCCAAAAAGAATCATTGTTGATTTTGTGCCCTACACCTTCATTAGCACCTTCTGAGTAATTTTTAATAATTATTTTATCATCAAATACTACTGTCCAATTTGCGTTAGTTGCCATTTTTTCTCCTTTAAGTTTTTATAATATAAATTATTGTTAAATAAGGTTGTATAACAGATGTTGCATCTCCTGTAAAGGTCGCAGACATATTATGTGAATGACCTTGTCCAGATCCTGTACTTTGTGTGTTAACATTAATTTGCTGTGTTTGAGCTCCTTTAACGTTATTATTTCCAGTAAAACGCGCACCTGTAACTCCATGACTATGAGAAGCAAGTTGCGCTGTTGATAAAGTTGCATTGGCTGTAGAGCCTGCTACGTTTCCAGTTGAGGCTACAGTGTTTGCTCCACCAGTTGACGCTAAAGATTTAGTACCAGATTTTCCAACAGGTATATTATCTTGTAAATTTGGTAGACCAAAAGTGCTTGAACCATCACCTGCGCCGTAAGTTGTACCTATTACTGCAAATAAATCAGAATAAGTTGATCTTGAAACATTTGCACCATTACATTCTAAAAATCCAGACGGTACTGACGAAGAAGACCATGGCATAATAGTTGCCGTTGCAATTCCTTGAACACCTGAAAGGCTAGCTCCATCAAAATCGTATTTTGTGGCCTCGTAATTAGACATTTATTATTTCTCCCTATATGTCCAGCCAGTAGTAGCGTCTCCCGAATAAACTAAACTAAAGCCAGCACCTTGTGTATTAACAACTAAATCCGCAGCTGCATTAGCTATATTTGAACTATTTCTACCAACAGTCAATGCGTTAGTATTAAAATCATATCCTTGATCTATAAATGAAACTTCATCACCTGCACTTGGAGAAGCTGGTAATGTTACTGTAACTGCTCCACTATTTGTATTTACTAAAAGTTGAGCTCCAGCTTGAACTGTTTCTGCTGCTGAAACTGCTCTCCATTTTCTAAGTTCACCTGCTTTTACAACATTAGTTCCATCA